AGAACTACCACAAGAGTCTCTCGACTCCTTTAATAAAATACTAGAGCCTCAAGGGATTACTTTTGGTCATCTCCTAGATACCATTGCCACTGCTCAACACGCTGTGGGTCAAGGACTATATCAATCTTCAGAAGCTAAAAGATACGCTATGAAGGTTAGTGAGGTTATGATTGCTAATAAGACGGCTGATAAAAATATCATAGGGATCATGAAAGACACCCTTGATATGCCTGAGCCGGAATATGACTCTGCTCAAGTGGCTAGATATACAGCCTCTCTGTGGAGACGAATGCTTGTAAGTCATCCCGGAACTACCATGCTTAACGTAGTAGGCTGGGGAGAAGCTTTTGGAGCTCGGTCTATAGCTGAGATGGTTCATGGGGGAACGTTAGGTACCCTAGGTTACATGGGCAAACTAATGAATAAAGAGTGGGGGGATAAACAACTCCACCGTTCAAAAGCCCTGCTACAGAACCAAAAATATAAACTACAAATGCTTCTTGATCCCTATTCAACGAGGGAAGGATTTAAGGCTTTAGTAGATAGACTTCCTAATAAGTCTCAAAAGGCTATTGTCCAAGCTTATTTCGGTGGGGTTGATAGAATGTCCCCCCAGAATATTTATAAGGTAGGGGATGGCCCAGTTGTCAAGGGAGCTGAATTTGTAGCAGATTGGTCAGCTACACTTTCCTTGGTAAAAGCCCAAGACGTTCTCACTAAGTCTTTTAGTGCTATCTCTGATCTTGATCGTCTATCTCGTCTCCATTATGGGAGGGGGCTAGGGGATCTTATGGAGAAGGGTGAAACCAATCTCCTTACAGAAGATATGTGGAACACTTCTCTAAATAACATGCTTAAAGACACTTTCTCCGTTGATCACACGAGAGGGGAAGGGCGTCTTAACCAGCTTGCTGGTGTTGTAGAGAAGATGGAAAGTGGTGGTCGGGACTTCAATGCTGATGGTACTCCTCTATCTAATCCTAACAGTTCTGCTTTGGGTAGAATGCAGGTTGTCAAGGGTACTAGGACTGATCCGGGATTTGGTGTTACACCAGCTAAGAATAACTCACCTGAAGAACTAACACGTGTTGGTCGTGATTATCTATCAGCAATGCGGACTAGGTATGGTGATGATGCTAAGGCATTAGCTGCCTATCATGATGGTCCGGGTGCTGTGGATAAGGCCATTCAAGCAGGTGGTGCTGCTTGGTTTGATCACCTCTCTCCCGAAGGTAGGAAGTATGTTGAGAATGGTATTAGTTCTCTCAATGGTGGTGAGGCTGGTGGTGCTTCTACACAGGTAGCCTCTGCCGGCACTCCCGGTTCTACTGGTAATAAGCCAACTCCATACTCAGATCTTATTCCAAAGACTAGTGTACTAGCTAAGATGGCTGGTGTTAGGGCTCTTGATCCTAAGTTTGTTGGTGAGATGTCCAAGCTTGAGCAGAAGACAGACTCCGCTGAAGACATTGCCGTTATGCGTGCACAGCAACTCCGTGAAGCGGCAGCAGCTAGGTCTAAGATTACCGAGCCTAAGTACAAAGAACAACTGGCTCAACATCAGGATAACATTGCTGAGTACCAATACAAGGTTAGCCAAGGTCAACAGGTTTCTGCTGAGGAATACAAGAAGGCTTATCAATCTAATGAGTGGCTACGTCAGCACGAACAGATGCTACAGATTGCCAATCCTGCTAACTTCCAACCCAAGATGGATATGGGTGCAATGGGTGTTCCACAACGTCCTGCTCCTGTTCAACAGGCTAATGCTAATAGACCACAGTTAGCTGCAGCACCGGGTAGTCCAGCGGGCACACCAAATGTAATCAAATATGATAAACAAGGAAACAGGATATAATAATGGCTAAATTTGCAGAACTTCATGATGGTACAAAACTAGAATTCCCTGATGATACTCCTGAGAGTGTCATTGATGGTGTTGTTAAGAAACATCTAGGAGTTTCTGCAAAGCCAGAGACAAACTTTGGGGAGAACTTCGGCATTGGTTTAAACTCTGCTGCTCAACCCATTGTTAAAGCTGCTGGTATGATTGGTGGTATGGCGGCTAATGCTCTTCTTCCTGATGGTGTCCAAGATTCTATCTATAAACAGATGGATGAAACTTCTAAATCTATGGAAGATTATTGGGTTCCTAAAGATAAAGAACAGTCCTTTGGTGGTAAAGTAACTAGTGCAGTATCCACACTACCAGCACAACTTCTTGCTATGCCTTTCTCACCGTTCGATACAGGTAAAACCTCTATTGATAATGGTGAGTCTCTCATGTCTGCAGAGAGGAATACACTAATTGATACTGCTGGTAATATAGCAGGTGCTGCTTTACCGGGGGCTGTTGGTACTGGTTTAATGACTAAACTTGGGTCAGCCTTTGGTATTAATGCTGCACAAGATTATGCTACAAAGTACGCTATTCAACAGTCATCAGAAACAGAAGCTAATAAGAAACAATTCCAACCTACATTAGAAGATTCTGCTGTAGCTGGTATTGTTGGTGCGCCTTTTGGTTTGGCTGGTGGTAAAAAGGCTGGAACAAAAGAACCTGATGCCAAACCTACAGCAGAACCTCTACCACCACATCAAGACTTCAATCGTGGTCCTAATGGTGAGGTATCCACAGGCGAGTTGCACCTTATAGAGGTAGCACATAAGCAAGCTTCTAGGGCACTAGAGTCAAACAAGGCTCTATATAAAGAACTAGAGGATGCTATTGTTGCAGGTGATTCTAGTCCTGAGACCCTTAAGGCACTTGCTGAAGTACAAATTAAGATTGACCATTACCAAGAGTCTATCAATAAGGCAGGAGAGATTTTAAAGAATCCTGAGAAACCTGTATCAACAGAAACAGCAAAGGCTATCCACGAGGATGCAGTAAAAGCTGCTGAAAAAGAACAGCGTAGAGCAACAGCGCCTAAAGCAAACTTAGATAGGCCACTAGAAGCACATCCACTTGATGCTCCAATGCATGAAGATGTTCCTGAAGGTTGGAGAGCAAAGGGTGAATTTGATCCTGAAACAGGGGAGATTCTTAGCACCCCAATGAAGCCTGATGCCGAACCTACTAAGACCACACCAATTGAGATTGCTCTTCAGAAGATTGGTGAGGCTATGTCTGAGACTAAGGAACAGGTCTCCAAACGCCTAGAAAAGGCTCAGGCTGCGTTGGATGATCTACCTAATAGGGTGGCTAAGGATGACACTCCCGGAAGCCACTACAGTGCCTTAAAAGCAGCCTTAGAGCATGAAATACAGGCTTATAAGTCTATGGTTGATGGTAAGGAACCTAAGGTTGATCCTAATGCACCAAAAGAAGATCCTGTACTTGCTGTACAGTATCCACATCCTGAAGAGGGTAAAGTTCTTGGTGATGCAAAACCAGAACCAAAAACTTATGATCAACTCCAAGCCGAACAAAGAATTTTATTAGATCGACTTCAATCAGGTGAGGCTGTTGATGTTGCTGGTGCAAAAGCTCGTGTATCTGAAATAGCAGATCTATTACGAACCATGTCTGATCCAAATGCTGGTAAAACTGCTGATGGTACATGGACTAAGAAGGATGCTAGTCCTGCCGGTGCTAAGAAAGTTACTGTTGATGAGTCTCCTACTTACACAGCAGAAGAGTACAAAGCACTCTTTGGTCGTGAACCTGCCCGTGCTAAGCTGGGTACAGAAGATGCCGGAACTGCTCCACCTGACACTCGTTTAGGTAATCCTGAGGTTGTTGTTGGTAGTATGCGTCGTAAGATTGCTTCTACTGAACGTAATATAGCTGCCTTGGCTAAGCAGATTGAAGATGATAAGTCAGGCGTTAATCCGTCTGGTGGTCTTGATCATGGTGAAGCACAACGTCGTCTAGCTTATTTAGAAGAACGTCTAGTTAAACAGAACGAAGCTCTTGCGTACCATCTGGAAAGACTTGGACCACAAGACGCAAAGTTCGTAGCACAAGTCTTTACTGAGGAGGTTGCTCCGCGTAAGTTTGACACTGTTGCTGATCTTCTAAAAGAGAATCCTGAAGATCCTATCAGAGATCTAGATGAGAATAGGCAGCTTGTTGATACAATGCCCGGCACTGATGTCCATATTGAAAAGACATTCACTCCACAGGTAAGGGCTGTTATTGAACATCTTGTTAAGGTCACTCGGTTTTTAAATGAGAAGGTTTATTTCTTATTGGATACTGAGTTGGGTCCTGCTGGTAGGACAACACACTTTGGTAACTCAACAGTTATCAGGCTTAACCCTGAGAAGATGGCCGCTGCACTTGCTGAGAACCGCGCTGCTAATGGTTTCATTAAGTACATGGGTAAAGGAAAGCTAACAGAAGCTCTAAAGACATTCAATACTGCTAGGTACATTACACATGAACTAGGTCATGCTCTGCTTAATAAGTATCTACGTGATACTGTTACACATACAGATGACCTGATGGCTATTAGTAATGACTTCAATAAGTTCATGCAGGATAACAAGAGCAAGAATGGTGAGGTTAAGTTCGATACCAATACTGTCTTGGATGCCTTTGATCCAAGTATGCGCAAGAAGTATCAAGACACTTTCCATGAGTTCTTTGCTGAACGTATCACGCGTAAGCTGCTACATGAGCATCTATTAGCTGCCTTTGGTAAGTCTAGTAAGGGTTTTGTTACTAACATTAAGAAGATGATTGATGCCAGTATTGAATACCTCTACAGGAATGATATTGACGTTAATCGTAAGGTCTATGCCGATTCTGTCATTAATGACATTCTAAATGGTAGTAAGGATGCTATAGCAGAGACAAGTAAGCAAGCTGCCGAGCGTGTCAAGATGCTTGAGAATGACAAGCTTATCCTAGAGAACCAAAGGGCTGATCCATTGGCCTTCCCATTCTATAAGAAAACTCTACAAGAAGCTCGAAGTTTCCTAAAAGAGATTCCTGATATGTCTAGGGATAGTGTTGGCAGGGATGGTGTTGGTGATAACATGGCTGACTCTGGCCCAACACCACTAACAACCAAAGCCGCAACAGAACTTGGTCATGGCGTAGCTAGGAAGTTCTTTGGTAAATTAGGTGTTGCTAAAGTCTTTAGAGATAACCCTGCTATCCAAAAGATACATTGGGTTATTCGTGATGCGGAGAAGGTAGCGGAAGCTATTAATTCTAAGTTATGGTTTGGTGATGTTTCATTAGCCGACTGGAAAAAGGCATTGCCTTGGCAGAAAATGTCTAAGGTTAAGCTTGAGGACAGCGCATATCATCAAGTTAAGAATGCCTCTCCTAAGGATGCCGCTGTTGTTCATGACTTGTTTAAGCATGGTTTTGAGAATGAGCTTGACTATGCCAAAAACAAGGCAGACAATGGTGCCCATCTAACACCAAAGCAAGCCAAGTTGTACGATACACTAGCCAAACTATTTAATGGTCAGTATGAAGAAGTTGTAAAAATACAACAGACATTAGGTAAAAAGAATGAACTACCAAAACGAGAGGGCTGGTATCCGGCTGTTCGTAATGGTAATTACTTTGTAGATGTTAGTTTTGGTGGTACTACAGTACATCGTCAGTACTTCAGGTCTAAGGTTGAGGCTGATCTTTTCAAGAAGAACTTCAAGTCTCCGCAACATCTAACCTTAAGTGAGATAACCAAACGTGGTGACGATACACCAATGTCTGATATGTTTGGTGGCTTTGAACTAGCACAGAGCATCCTAGAACAGGCCTTTCCTAGTGCCAAGGGTGATATCTCTGCTGCCCTACAGAAGGGTATTACCAATGTAATTACAAAGGGTGGTAAGCTAGGTGGTCATCATAACTTCAGATCTAACATGTCTGGTTATATGGGTTCTGAGTTATTCCACAATGCAGATGAACGTGGTGTTAGTTTCCTAAAGGCCATTCAACAATCTGTTAATGACTACTCTGGCGGTATTCGTAAAATGCAGATTCAGCATTATGGCGATCCACTGATTAACACACCAAATGCTATAGCAAGTCTTGATCCTTCAACTAGAGCAACGATGCAACAGATGGTAGATTCTGCTATGAATAGAATCCCTAAAAACTATTTGGAGCATGTTGATTCTGGTGCTACTGAGGCTTGGGATACTGTAGCTAAGAAGGTACAGGGAGATGTACTTAAGGCTAATGGTAAAGATAGTGCTAATGCATTCTACAATGCGGGCTTAGAGTTTTTCTATCTAACCAAACTAATGTCTAAGGTTATATTCCCAATCAGTCAGGTGTTAACTGCTGCAACAGCTATTCGTGAGATGTCACATGATGGTGGATTTATTCGTCCGTATCTTGGTGTTGGTAAAGCCTTAACTAAGCTACTAATCAATGACAAGAAGCTAAAAGAAACTCTCTACGATGTTTCACAAAAGTCAAATACTTTTGAACCACAGTTCATGGAAGCCTTGCATCTAACAAGTGACTCTAGTAAGATGTGGGAAGGTGTAAAAACCTATGTCCTGTTAAACAAAGTCAATGAGGCTGCCGATTCCCTATCTAGAATGCTGGTATTTGCATCTGCTAAAGAGATGTACAGTGATCTAGGTATGGGTGAACACAGTGCAATCCGCAAGGCGCAGGAGGTAACTGACTCCACAATGGTGCCTTATGGAAAGACTGAGACAGCACCTATCTTTGATAATCTTGGTGCAGTTGGTCAAGCTATCAAGCCACTACAGACATTTGGACAGCAACAACTTGCCAACTTCGTCTCTGACTTTAGAGCAATGAAGGCAACAAATCCAAATAGCTGGGCACCTATGGTTAACTATGCTTTGGTATCATCTGTCTTAGGTGGTGTAATCAGCGTCCAACTGGCTCAAGAGTATGAACTTTATCGTCAATTTATGGAGAAACATTTCCCTAAATATGCACCAAAGTCATTACTTGAAATAGCAAAGGAAACACCTGATCTTCTAGATAGGGTTGATGTTGATCCTGATATGGTCCAAAAGGCCGTGTCTTATGGACTACTACCTGCTCTATCTGGTATGGATGTGGCAACATCTATGCGGGCTAATCAAACATTCTTAACACTACTTGGTGCCGTTATTACAGGTAACGAAGAGTGGTATAAGATGATGCCTTTGTTAAGTGATGCTGTATCTAAGGGTTCTGCTGTTATTACCATAGGTAAGAACTTAGCTGGTGGTTACACAACAGATGCCGAAATGAAGCAGGCTATCACTGATGTGATGCCACAGGGTCATCTTGGATACCTTGCTAAAGAACTTGGTGGTTACAATACAACTAAGTTTGCTGGTAAGGAAGCTGTTAACACAGCAACAGGTACTCCAATGACAATGGCCGGAGCCAACAGTGGTGCGGCAGTTCCTAGAACACCAACAGAGATTGCATCTGGTTTGTTAGGTACAAAATCAACTGATGAGAAGTTAGCTTTGGACACAACTCGTGAGGCAACATTAACGGATAAGGCCAAGTCTGCCCGTATAGAGCGCCTGTATAACGTATTGGCTTCGGCTGATCCTAAGAGTTCTAAAGCTAAGGCTATCATGCAAGAGTTGGTTAGTTATGGTATTGACGAGAAGGCAATTGAGGCTAGGCTGGAAACAGAAGCATTCAATAGGCATGTTCCTGTTGATGTTAGATCTATTGCCAATAAGAGTGGTATGCCAGAAAGCAAGCGTAATGTAGAAAAGGCACAACGTATTTTTAATTTCGGAGGAAGATAATATGGGATGTGGTAAAAAGGTACAGGTAAAAAGAAGTAAATAAAAAAGGGGACCCCGTTGTTTAGGGTCCCCTATTCTTTTATGCGCGTTTTCTAACGAATGTTATCCGAAAGATAAACAGATCTACCTGAAACGCAAATACATCCTCAGGTTCGAGATCTTCTCCTGTGAAGAACTCAATACCAATTGACATACCACTGATGAAATCTAATAGGATCAGGTTCATATCAGATACCGCATACGCCTGATACGCAGGCCCTGTCAGAGTTCTCTTCGTATGTTACACCTTTATGCTTGATGGCCTCTTCATAAGGTACCTCTGTTAGGGGTTGACCTCCACGACTTCCATCTGGATAGCACGTAAAACCCCTGAGTCTTGGTGCGTATAACGAAAGAGTTTCGCTAAAGCGTGCAACATCCGATTCGCTATTACCTCTGCTTCCCCAAGTTGGGAGGTTAATGGTAGAGCTAATTGACATGTCAACGTAATCTTGTATGTCTGCTTGAAATTTAATTCGTTTTTCGTAGTCATGGCTTAGTCCATAGGCAGTGTCAATTTTCGACGGGTCAAGGTCATACTCTTTGATGAGTTGTTCGGCCGTAGAATCAACGACGAATTCGTATTTCCACTTGGTCCCCTCCGTGAGATATCGACGCTTGTATGCCACCGCGAACAGCGGTTCAATACCTGTAGTAGTTCCTGCCAAGATCCCGATGCTTCCAGTTGGTGCAATAGCTCTGTAGGCAACTGGTTTGCTGATAAACAGATGTTCACAGTGTTCATCTGCTGCCCGCTTACTTCCATCTTTATACTCCTGTAACCATTTATGTAGCTCTGGTGTTACTTCGTAGCCGTATCCTCGCTTGAGAAGCCACGCATGGATGCCCATGATTCCGAGACCAAGACGACGGTTCTTTTCCCGTACTTTATAAACCTTACCATAGGGAAGATCGGCCCGTAAGGTTCCGCAGACGAGAAATTTAGAGCCGAGTTCAACAACGTGTCGGAACTCTTCCAGATCTTTAATATTACTAAGATTGATTGAGCCAAGATTGCATACGTCAGAATCATCTTCTGATGTAACTTCTGTACATGCGTTACGAAGTGTTTCATTTTGCTTCTCTCCAAAGTTAAAGCTAAAGCCGGGTTCACCTGTCATCATGGCTTGACGGCAGTTCTCTTGGAATGTATGAAGCTTGTGCCGTTCATGGTGATACAGCCACTTGTCATCATAGTTCAAAGAGATGTTAGTCATGTCAAGATTGGCAGGGAAGTTGAAGTCTTCACTCTTCAGTTGCTTGATCTTTTCCGACCAGTTCTTTGCCTTCAGGAAGTTCGGGATGTCCTCGTGTAGCCAATTGAGTGAGGCGTATATTGCAGATCGCCTCGAGCCCCCTTGCATCACGCCACGGCCGACCTCGTTGATCATCTGCATCAGCGGTATTGGACCACTCGACAAGCCACCTGTACGACTCAGTGGCCTCCCTTCTGGACGAAGTATTGAGTAGTCGATGCCAATGCCCCCACCAGTCATCAGACAGGAGACTGCCCTTTTTGTTAGTTCGGCCCATTCTTCCCTCGTATCTTCCTCTGCCCGTAGTAGAAAGCAGTTGTTGAAATAGCTATTACCACGACCAGCATACCAGAGATAACGACCGCCGGGGATGAACTTCTGTTCCTTGATGTACAAAGTCAACTGAGACCTATCTGTGGCGCTCATCAGTGGCTTATCTTTTCCCCAGCGTGTCCCACACACATCCTCAACTAGACGCTCCGCTAGGGCGTCCCACGTGTCTTCTGGGCCCTGTGCATATTTAGTCCTGAAGATCGTCTCTGCGAAACTGTTCTTGAATCGTTGCACGTGCATTATATTCCTTCACTTGTTGTTTTAAGTCTAGCTCTTTTATGTGGTTAAGGAGGCACTTCTTCACTGCCCTTCCTTCATGCTTCAACTGATTAGTCGGGTTCGTTGGATTCTTCTTCCCCACCCAACTCTTCGGCACCTTCATCGTAGTAATCCCTTAGTTTATCTTGTTTAGATTCGATTGCATCATTGAGATAGTCCAGCATTTCTGCTGTTGATAGATCCAATAGAGTCAGAATGTCATCAGTATCTTCCCACATAAGTTTATCCTTGAGATCTTCAATCGTAAGCATCATGGCATCCAGTTGAACAGTCCGGGTAGCTCCTTCGCAAGGATGTTGTTAATGCACTTGGCGACTCCTCGGATTTCCCATTGGGCGTGGGTGTCACCCCGCAGCTTGATGAAGTCGAGCCATGCTTGCAAGTTTCCGGTGACGATGAGTTCTGTGCAGGTGCCTTCTGGCAACACGAACCTTGCGTCTTCTTTTTTAACGCCTGCTGCAATAAGTTCTTCGTATGCAGCATACGCACTTTGGTACGCAGAGCTAATTCGAGTGTCCATCCTTGTACCCGGATAGACAAATTTTGGAATAGTTTCTTCACAGTATCTTTGACTCCTTTGTAGAAAATCTAAATGCTTAGAACGAACAAACTGATGACTGCAGATACGAGAGATGCCGCTGATATGAAAAGTAGCATGGGCGAAACGTAGGGTTGCGAGATGTCCCTTATCTCGGCAGGATACGGCTCTCTTTGTATTTGCTTTAACATTATCAGGAGAGTTATAACAAATACCAGCACACTTCCCAATGAAATTAAGAGCGTCAGGGGTAAGTTGAAGTAGCTCAACATTATACATAGAACTTTCTCTGTAGTTGTTCAATCAAATCAGTTTGTTCGGAGATTACTTTAGCAGCATCCAGCAGCGCCGCACGTAGCTCCGAGTTGTTTTCCATGCACTGCTTCAAGCTGGCCCACAACAGACTGTTCTCGTGATTGACTGTCTTTGGCCGTAGTGCGGTAATCTCCTGATCCACTTAGAACTCCTTCTTCTTTACGTTTATTTAGTTTGTTGAAGTTAATCTCTAGGATATTCTCAAAGCTATATCCCATAGCATCCGCCAGCCGAGCGAGGTACCATGCTACATCTCCTAGCTCATAAGCAATAGCACCGGGATCTAGCTTCCCATCACGGATATACTTCTTAACCTTGCCAGCGATTTCACCAGCTTCACTTGTAAGGCCAAGGGAAAGATAGAAGATCTCCATATCGCTTCCAGTCCCGGCTTCAGGATAAATTGCAGTACTAATTGTTTTCTGTTGGTAATCATTTGCTTGCATTAAGTAGTTCCTCATGTGCGATTAGTGCATTTAGATAGTCTCGTGCTTTGTATAGATCTGCCATACCATCCTTCTCTCGCCAACGTGCTACATACTTCATGATGTTAGCTTCTGCGAAGGGAATGCGCTTCTCAATCAGCAGATCCATTAGCTTAGTATCTGCGTAGTGCTTAGGGATTACCATACTTTCCTTTCAAATAGCCTAAAGATACGAACATCTCATCAAATGATCCATCCTGTACTTCATGGAGCATGACCAGACCTCGCCAGTGTTTGTTTGTTTGATGGTCTAGATACCCTTCGTCATGCTCATAGCAGCTACCAGCGATGATGCAAGTAATGTTAGACCCATCAGGTCTTTTACCATAGGCCACCTGTCGTCCTTGTTGATGACCAGCGATGCAAGACATATGAAGTTTGCTAACCATAACACTAGCTGAAGTAGAGGGTCGCCCCAAGACACCAGTAGGAAAGTAATGGCAATATGCAACGCCATCAATAAATACAGGGCTAAGAAACGGATGAACTTCCCAATCTTTGTAAGGTAAGTCATGATAGCCTATAAGTCCTTCAAGTTTCGGATCATTTTCAATTGCCCTTGTAATCCTGTTTTCATGGTTGCCAAGTGTAAGGACCATTCGTGGCTTATATTGCTTCTCTTTATTATGCTTGGCCTTCGCATTGAACTCAGAGATGGGCGATAATAGCGCATCCATGGCGTTCTTGGCCGCTGCGATATCCTTAACATACCTCTTTCCTTCAAAAGACTTCTTACCTACATCATAACTGGACAGGGATTCCATATCTGCGAAGTCGCCTAGATGCACAATCACATCAGGCTTCTTCTCTACAATGTACTTACCTATCCATGACAGGAACTCGTATGACTCTCCATACTTAACCTGTGAGTCAGGGATTACTAAATGCGTCGTCATTCTCTCATCCATGATTGTAATTGTTCAGTGTCCCTGATGTCACAGTATTTAAAGCCATACTTCTCAGCCCATTTACCATGAGTCATCTTGGTCCCCCCGCAAAGTTTGTTAGCGTTGTCAAACACAAAGCGCAGATCTAAGTCAGGATGCTGCTCCTTGATTAGAATATACTTCTTACGCTCTGCGTAGTCTGACAGATAGCCTTTGGTCTCGATCATCATACCATTAATAAGTGACCAATCGACTGTGTATTTATGATTGGACTCAGGAATGATATAGGGGATCTTAGTGACCTCATACTCGTACTCAACATCCCAATGCTGCAGGAGTTTCTCGAATCGTTCTTCTAGCCTACTACGCCGCTTTTGGACCATTAGGAATCACCTTATTGATTAAGTCAAGCGCAGATTGTGTGTTTGAATATTTACCATACCAATCCCATTGGACAGGATACCAAACATCACTATCTTCATCGTAGTAAGCACCGTTTATGTAGTCAGATTCAAAGACTTCGTAAATGACAATGCGGCTTCCACCTCTTGTTCGCATTGGCTTGGTAAAGTTAAGCGTTGTCGGTTTACCCATAGCTCCCCCGGATTTTGTAAGATCCAAAAGCAATTCGCATTAGTGACGAACCGCTGTGCATCTTCATTATATTTGTTATAGACAACTTCAAACATCTCCTGTTCATCATCAAGATGATCAATTAGCTTGTCTGACTTCTTAGGGCCAAGACCAGCAACACCGATCAGATTGTCTGACTTATCACCAATCATCATCTGTTTATAGAATGTGCGCAGTCCATCTTGTTTGGACACGTGCTTATGTTCTACCTTAACAAAGTTATAGTGATGTCCGGGGATGGTTAGCAGATCTTTGTCGATTGAGCAGATGACCGTCCCTTCCTCCTGCTGATTGATTCCCATCATATCATCTGCTTCCATGCCATGAGCTTCTTCAGCTTCATACGCCTTAAGTAGATGTTGATGACAGGACTCACGCCAGATTGGGTCAACCATATCCTTACGATTGGCCTTGTACTCTGGATAGATCTTGTAACGGAAGTTACCCTTACCCTTGACGAATACTCGCATACTGGTTGCGTCAGTGGCCTCAATGATCTGTTGGATAAGCACATCTACTCGGTAGATCGCCAGCTCCTCAGGCTCATCTTCTTTGACACTTGCTGCGCATCGGAATGCTACAATATCGCCATCAATTAATGCTTGCATAAAAGCTCCAATAGCACCCCCCGAAGGGGGTGTTTTTGTTTTTAGTAGGGGATGTCTTCGTTAACTTGAGCAGGATCAGCGTCTAGGTTAATACCAAGTACGTAATCAACAAGAGCATCAGCAGTATGGAGAACTTCTTCAACTGTTGGGTTCTTCTTATCAGTCTTGAGGATTTCGATTGCATGACCAATACTCGATTGTTTGATGATGTAGACTTGCTTCTTAGCCCGTTCCTCTGGAGTTTCAAAGGTTGACTTAGTTGCTACGCCTGCCGGTTTCGCACCTGCCGGTGCTGCTGTAGTACCTGTTTCCATCTCTACCTCCCCTGCTGCGATACCAACCCACTGCCAGTATCCTTCTTTGTCCTTCTCTCGTAGTACTGTGAACACATCTCCCTTCCCTGCTTTTTGCAGGGTACTAAAGACTTCTTTAGCGCCAAACGGGAAGATCTTCTTAGCTTCTACTTTCTCTTGAAAGGTCATGTTCTTGAAAGACACATCTAGGAAGTCATATGGCTTACCTGCCTTAGATGTTGCTTTACCCTGTTCTACATCAATTACTTTAATAATCATCTGGGACATTCTATTTCCTTATAGTTTAATTTCTGTCAGGTCCAACATATTAGGACCTATCGACACTTCACCGAGCATTGGGACATTCCAATCTACGGCATACGTCTGAGATATCAGCTTTGGTAACTCCCTAAACGTAGAATCAAAAAGGGACGCAGCAGCAGATACCTCATTATCTGGGACATCGGCGACGATTGAATCATGCACAGTTGAGATCAGTTTACCTTTTAGACCGGCACGCTTCCAGCGTTGTCTAACTGCAATCCGAGCTACTGCCATAACATCAGCACCTAGTCCCTGATTCGGCCAATTAACGATATCGTTCTCTGACCAAATCAATTCCCCGCGTTTTTCTTTTGG